CCAAACACGAAGCTATGACGGTCAAGACGGCACTAAGAGATATGCTACAGAAGTTGTTGCTGAAGAGGTTCAATTCTTAAGCACAAAGAAAAATGAAGAAGGTGGCGCAACACCAGAATTTACACCGGTAGACGACGACAACCTTCCATTTTAGGAGGTAGTCAATGTCAGAAACAAAAAGATATTATTGGCTGAAGCTTAAGAAAGACTTTTTTAAGCGACACGATATAAAAATTATTGAAGAAATGGATAATGGCAAAGATTATATTTTGTTTTATCTAAAGCTTCTATGTGAAAGTGTAGACCACGAAGGCAGTCTACGATTCAGCGACGCTATTCCCTACAGCGAGAAAATGCTAGCTACAATTACTAACACAAATATAGATATAGTCAGAAATGCTATGAGAGTATTTACAGAGCTTCAAATGGTAGAAATTCTGGACGACGCAACTATCTTTATGAGCGAAGTAAATAAAATGATTGGCAGCGAGTGTGATAGCGCCCAAAGAGTTAGAAATCTCAGAGAAAAAAACAGATTGTCGTTACAATGTAACACCACTGTAACAAACTGTAACACAGAGAAAGAAAAAGAATTAGAAGCAGATATACAAGAAGATAAAGATAAAGAAGAAAACGGCGCTAAAGCTGCCGGCTCTTCTGAAAATTCTTCTGTTAAGCGCTTCTCAAGACCTTCTTTAGAAGATGTTAAGGCTTATTGTCAAGAAAGAAAAAACGGAATCGACGCTCAAAGTTTTATAGACTTCTATACATCTAAAGGCTGGAAAGTAGGAAATCAGCCTATGAAAGACTGGAAAGCTTGTGTTAGAACTTGGGAGCGAAGAAATGCTTCAGTCAACTGTCAGTCAACTAAAATAGCTGACGCTTCAAAGTATGAAAGGAAGGAATAAAAATATGGAAATTGAAATTGAAAAAATGTTCTCTACTGCATTTTTAGAGCGTAACAAACTTCAAGAAGACGAATATCCAGATAAACACGGACTTCCTATGTGTAAAAAATGTAAAACAGAAAGATATTGTGTTGTTGGCGAAGGCACGGATAAAAGAATTTATCGTGTCAAATGTAAATGTCAACAAGAAGAGCTGGAGAAACAGCAAGAAGAAGAGCGTATTCGAGAAAATATTAGACGCTTTAAGGAAAATCAAAAGCTTTCAATGCTTGGCAAAAAATATCTGGACGCAAGATTTGAATCAGCAGTTATAACTCAACATAACGCTGAAGCTTATAGCAAGTGCAAAAACTACGCTAAAAACGCTAAAGATGTTTTAAGTCAAGGAATTGGACTATATGTTTACGGCGACAACTCTTCCGGAAAATCTCACTTGTTAGCTTGTCTATGCAATAGCCTAGTCGCTCAAGGATATAGCTGTATATATACTTCTGTTCCTTGTATGCTGGCCGAGATTCAAAGAAGCTATTCAGACGACGCAGCTTTAGGTCAAGCTAAGCTAGTAACTCTTTTAGAAAACAAGTCCTTTGTGTTTATAGACGACTTGGGAAAAGAGTTTTTAGGCAGAGAAAACAACTCTGGAAGTGCTAAGTTTGCAGAAAAAGTTTTGCTGGAAGTCTTAAATGCTAGATACAACAATGGAAAACCTACAATATTCAGCTCAAATTATTCAATACCAGAACTAGCCAGAACTTTTCTTTTAGATAAAGCCATAATCGAAAGAATCAACGAAATGTCTACTAGAGTTATTCAGCTCGAAGGCGACGATTTTAGAAGTATGGAACTCAAAAAGAAAAGCGAAGCTGCAAAAAAACTAGGAATCTAAAAGGAGAAAATCTAAAAATGTTTGAAAATTTAGAAAGACAAGCTCAAGAAAAAGAGCTTGAGGAAAAGCAAATCGGAGACGAAATGCTTCACGACGAAGAACTTGCTCTTGCAAGAAAAAAAGAAATCCTAGAAAGCGAGATAAAAGAAATCAAGCTTCAGCTAATGGATAACAAAGAAAAAGAGCTTAGAGCTAAAAATGGCGAAGATGTTCAACCTAGAGACGAAATCTGGGTATTGAAAGCTAGAAAAGCTCTGCTTATAAAAAAATCACAACTTAAAAAAATCAATAAAAAATTAACAAGTATAAAAGGCTTGTTATATGGAGGCAAAAATGAAACGAGTAAATAGTGTCTTAGACTTCGCAAACGGAGCTATGACAGAAAGAATCAATTACGAGCTTATCAAGGTTATGGAAAATATAAAGAATCCAAACACTGACGAAAAGCCTAGAAAACTAACTGTAGAAATAACTATATCGCCTATCAACAATAGACAAGCTGTTAGTCTACAAACAGTTGTAAAGAAAAAGCTTAGCCCTACCAGCGCAGTTCATACTCAAATGGCTATTCAAACTATGGGAGACAGAATTGCCGGTTATGAGCTTACTGGTATTCCGGACGGCCAGCCAGATTTATTTGGAGAAGTCCACGAAACAAAATATGTCGAATTAAAACAAACAAAAACTGAGGAGGATATGTAATTATGGAAAACATAGTAAACGATATTAAAAAAATTATTGACGAGAATATTACACTCGTAGAAATCAACGGAGAAAAATATACAAACCAGAGTCTTAGACCGGTTAGAAATGAAGATAGAGTGGAAAAAATCTGCTTTAACGACCTAGCTTCTATTGTAAAAATGATTAAAAATGAAGGTAGAATTTTCAAAGCGCCACTTTACATAAATATTGTAAGCGCTGAAAAAGTATCAGTGTTTACTACAACAAACGAACATAAAGACAGAGAATATCCTTATTGCGCAGAAAGCGACGCAGCTAAATTTAGATTTGGAAGCTACCACAATTTTGAAGACTTTGTAATAGCTATGCGTTCTCAATTTGTTCAAAATGAAGACTCAAAAGAAATGTTGGCTATGCTTAAGAAAATTACAAACAACAACTCTGTAGAAACTGAAGACGACGGAATTACTCAAAAAATCACAGCTCAACAAGGAACTTCACTAAGCAGCACTGTTAAAGCAACGCCTATCAGAAAATTAACACCTTACAGAACTTTTATAGAAGTGGAACAGCCTACAAGTGAATTTTTATTCAGAGTTGGAGACGGCTCAAGGTTTGCTCTTTTTGAAGCTGACGGTGGCGCTTGGAAGCGCAAAGCTAAAGAAAACATCTCTAAATATTTTGAAACACAACTTGCAGAAGAAATTAAAAACGGAACGGTTGTTTTGGTAGGTTAAGCCTATGAAGAAATGGATTAAAATCCTTCTTGTTATATTAGCTGTAGTTGCTTTGAGTGTGGGTATTTACTTCGCACTCAGAGCGCTTGGCGTAACAAGTATAGAAGGAATCAGAGAAATTATAGCTAAGTGTGGAGCTTTAGGCTGGATTGTATTTATTGCTCTGTTTATATTATGCTCTACTCTTCTATGTTTTATTCCGGGAACTTCAGCAACCTTTATAGCAGTATCAATTATATTGTTCGGAGCTTTAGAAGGCTTTATTATATCCACTATATCGGTTTTTCTCTCTTCTTCTCTTATGTTTGTTATTGGAAATACGCTAGGAGAAAAGGCGGCTGTAAAGCTGGTAGGAAAAGACAGTTTAGAAAAAGCACAGAAGCTTTTAGATATGAAGTCAAAAATGCTATTGCCTTTGATGTTTTTGTTCCCTATATTCCCAGACGACGCTTTGTGTCTGGTGGCTGGTATGACTAAAATGCGATACTGGTATTTTGCTATTGTTGCAGCCATATTTAGAACTGTAGGAATAGGAACGATTTGCTTCTTAGGTGGCGGCTTAATAGATTGGTCGCTCTTAAGCTTAGTAGACTGGTTTGTTTTAATAAATGTTTGCTTAATTGATATTTTCTTTATCTTTAAGTATCAACACAAAATAGAACAGCTTATCCTTCACAAAAAGAAAAAGAAGCCAGAAGCTAAAGAAAATCCTAGAATAAAAAATCTTATTCAAAAACAAAAAGAGTTTGATAACGCTATTAAAGTTTATCAAGACAGAATCACTCAGAAAAAATATACATCTGAGAAACAGAAGAAAGATATTGAGATTAAAATTATTAAAGTAAAAGAAGCTAAGCGCAGACTAGAAATTAACCTTAAAAAAGAGTTGGATTATGCTGGGTTATCTGCAAAGAATCCAAAACAGCAAATTCAAGAGCTTGTTTGTAATCAGATTAAAAAAGTTATGGAGCAAGAGTTCCCAACTGTAACATACAGCTTCAAGCTAAGCAACACTACGGCCAGCGTTTATTTGACCTTAGTCAATGATAAAGATGTTACAAAAACAATAAGATTCTCAGACCATAACACTTATAAAAATTGCTCTAAATATAAAATCGACAATATCACTTCTTACAAGAAAATAAAAACGATTATCGAATCTAACTTAAAAGCTTTAAGTAAAAAGACTGTCTATGTTCTGTTAGATAAGATTGAGAAGGACGGTGCGAAATGACAATTAAAGAAGCTTGCGAAATTGCTGGTGTAGATATGGACGAGCTACAGAAAGAAGCTACAGAATATTTTAAGGCTAAGATGGCTCGTAAAGAGTATCACAAATATAAATATAACACTTTAGCTCAGAAGAGATTGTTTAGAGATTGTCTTAATGAAACGCTTATGAGCAAAGCCAGCACAAACAATAAACTAAAAGAACTTCTGGAGGCAAAAAATGATTAGCAGTTTAAGTTTTAAGAAAGATTCAACATATACGCTTGCCCAGTTACTAGAAAATAAAGATAAAATAAAATGTATTGCCTCAGTGTCTTTTGGAAAAGATAGCTTAGCTATGCTTTTAAGACTAATTAAAGAAGGTTGGCCTCTGGACGAAGTTGTGTTTTATGATACCGGTGTAGAATTTAATGCAATTTATCGTATAAGAGATAAAATTAAAGCTCTGCTTTTAGAAAAAAATATAACATATACAGAGTTAAAGCCTAAATGTGAGTTCTTTTATAAAATGTTTAACTTGGTTGTAAACAAAGGTAAGCCTTCAGAGCATAAAGGATATTCTTGGTGTGGAGGTCGCTGTCGCTGGGGAACAACAGAAAAATTAAAAGCTTTAGAAAAATATTGTAAGGGCGCTATAGAATATGTGGGTATAGCAGCTGACGAGCCGGCTAGATTATCTAAAGAAAGAAAAGGAAATAAGGTATTCCCTCTCGCAGAGTGGAAAATGTCTGAGACGGATTGCTTAAAATATTGTTATGACGAAGGTTATAATTGGCTAGAACAACAAACAAACGACTACCCAGAAAGAAAGGTAGAACTATATTCGATATTAGACAGAGTAAGCTGTTGGTGCTGTGGAAACAAAAACATACTAGAACTTTACAATATTTATTTATACCTTCCAGACTATTGGTCTATGTTAAGATATTTACAAAGCAGAACAGAACGCCCTTTTAAGAAAGGCTATACAATAGAAGACCTTAATAAAAGGTTTTATGCTCACTGGAACGGAGATAAAGAGTGGAAGTATTTACACAAAGCTAAAAAACCTAACAAGGAGGCCGTATGAGTAAATGTAAAGGCTGTGGCAAGGAAATTCTCTGGATAAAAACAAAAGCTGGAAAACTTATGCCTTGCAACACAGAAAAAACAACAGTAATAACAACATCTGGAGAGACTATTGTAGGCCACACGCCACACTGGGCTGACTGTCCTAATTATAAAGATTTTAAGAAGGAGAAACTATGAAAGAAATCGAGTTAGATAAATATGTTGGTTGCACGGTTAAGGTGGTAGACTTTGAGAACGATATTAACATAGGTGTTTTATATAAAGTTGTAGACCATAGTATCGAAGGAAAAACTCAAATAGGTGCTTGTGCAATAAACAAAGGATATTTACTAGAGTGTCCTTCAAAAAGTATTTGCTATAGGCAATCACACATCAAAAAAATTAAAAAAGTTTCATTATAAGGAGAAAAACAATGACAAATCAAGAATTTATTAAAAATTGCAAAAAAGCAGTTGTAGACTACTTTAATTCAAGAGTAGAAACTACAGACAGAAAACAAATCACAGAAGAAGATGTTTATATAGTTTGGCTATGCAAAACACTTCAGAATCACAAAGCTTTAGTAAGCACAAATGTAAGCGACGGTATGTATTACGAGCTAACTTATAACGGAGATAAGGAAGAAATGTATCTCGACGCTTATAAGAAATGGGAGAACAAGTGTATATCTTTCAAAGCTCCAGAAGAAGAGCTTCCAGATATTCTTCCACTTGCGTTCCCTCTAACTACTTCAGCAAACGAAATCGATAAAGAACTTCAAACTTATATCGAGAAAGGATATAAAATAGCAGAGACACGAAGAGACGAAGTGCAAAGAGTTTTAATTTATACACTTAAAAGGAGAAAGTAATATGGATAAAAAGTTGCAACATAAAGAAGTAGAATTAGAAAAAATGATAACGCCGGATATGGCGAAAGCTATGGATATTTTAGCTTATGACTTTCTAAAAGCTCAAGGTTATGACACGGCTCACTGTGAAGACAAAACACAAGAAGGCAAAAATGCCAGAGCTAGATTAACTAGAAAGCTTAAGAAAGACGGACTAGAGCTTAAATGGTGTATGCCTACAGATGAAAACAAAATCTTCTGTTACTTCAAGCTTGTAAAAGCCGGCGTAGAGCCAGAAGTTAAAGTTGCTGTTAGTCGCACTTTGGAATTTGTCTGCAAAGTTATAGATTTAGACAAAGGAGAAGATAAGCCTAGTGAGTAATAAGTCAATTAACCAGATAAAGAAAGAGCTTAGATTCATAAAGAAAGCTAACATAGCTATAGATACATATATGGATACTCAAGCTAAGTTTCAAAAAAGGTTAGATTGGCTTAAAACTCAAAAGCAATCTCCAAAAGTCCAAAAAGACTTAGAAGGCACACAAAAAGTCCTTAATACACTCAAACAGACAGTCAACATAGATAGACTAAGCAATCTGGAAGAGTTTTATTTGACTAATATCGGAAAGCTAGACGACGAATACGATAGACTTGTTTTGATAAAGGTATATATTCAAGGTCAAACTTTTGATAAAGTTAGTCGACAATTATGTTATTCAATAGACGGCTTAAAAGACCGTGCTAAGCGAGCAATAAATAAGCTTAGAAACGCTATAAACAAGGGGTAAAACCCTTGTTTTTTATTTATCACACTCAAACACCCTAAATTTGCTTGTAAACTATATAATGAAGAAATGTAAAGGAGTCGTTATATGGAGAAACAACCCGGCAAAAAGCATAAAGACGAGCTTAAAGAAAAAGCGTTTGCTCTGCTTGTAAGCAATAACGCTTCCTATGTAGCTAAAGAGCTAGGTCTTCCCTACAGCACTGTTAAGACTTGGGAGAACAAGTTTATAAAGGAAGGCAGAAAAAAGATAGCTAACGGAGAAACCTCGCAAAATGACGAAGATAACCTCGTAAAACTTCGCAATAAAAAGCGAGAAGAGTTCGTAAATTCAGCTTGGGAAAATATCGAACTTGCAGATAAGCTCATAAAAAGGAAGCTTAAGAGAGCTTTAGAGCAAGAAGACCAGATAGACGAGCTTATGGCTGTAGCTAATGAAGAGTTAGACGAAGAAGAAAGTGAGAAAAACCGTAGCAACGAAAAGAAGCGTCAAAGAATCTGTAGTAAGATTGACGCTCTAAAGTTAGATAACTTAAGTCAAATATCCACAACTCTCGGAACGCTTTACGACAAACAAGCTTTAGCTAATGGCGAAGCTACTTCGAGAGAAGAAACTATCATTAAAGGATTTGAAGACTACTAATGATAACGATAGCCGACATCACAAACAAGCGTAAGAAGCTCTGGCAAGACTACTTAGACGGTAAGAAGCCAAACCAAGACGAAGATTATGTGAGAGACGCTGCAAGGTGGATATTACAGAGTCCAGAACTCACGGCAGAAGTTCAAGCAAAGCCTTATTTGCTAATCGAAGCAGTTTTAACAGTTGTAGATAAAAACAAAAAGACTGTTCCGTTCTTCTTAAACGAAGTCCAGAGAGACTTCCTACAGCAGACAGAGAAATATGGTAAAGGAAGACCTTACTTTATCTTAAAAGGCAGACAACAAGGTTTTACAACGCTAATAACAGCTATTCAGCTATGTAACGCTATTGTTTGTAAAAACTTCTCTGGATTCACTCTGGCAAACGCAGACGACAACACGAAGTCAATATTCAACGATAAAGGCCGTGTAGTTTACGATAGATTGCCAGATATACTTAAGCCACACGAAAAGTTTAACTCTAAGAAGGAGCTATTCTTTGACAAGTTAAATAGCTCGTGGCGAATTGCTACAGCCACTAAAGAAGTAGGTCGTTCAAAAACTCTTAACTTTATTCACTATTCAGAAGTTGCTTTCTTTGAAGTATCACTAGCTGACTTGCAAAGCTCTATCGGAGAAACTGCTACAGCAGACTGCTTCTCTGTTTATGAGACTACAGCTAACGGATATAACGAAGCTAAAGATTTGTGGGATAAAGGAAGCTGCATAAATCTCTTTTATGAGTGGTGGCGCACAGAAGAATATTCTTCTACAGATTATCTGTTTTTGGATAAAAACAAAGACGACCAGTGGCTACAAGATAGACTTCAGCTCTTAAAGGAAAAAGGTTTAACTAAAGAACAGCTGGCGTGGTATGCGAAAAAATATGATTCTTATATTGATAAAGCCAAAATCAAGCAAGAATATCCTATCTCCCCTCAAGAAGCCTTTATAAGCTCTGGAGAGTGCGTATTCGACCAAGATAAAGTTGCTAATCAATTTGAGCGTGTTAAGGACTTGCAACCACTTAAAACTGGCTATTTTAAGTATAGAAAGAACTACGAAGCTATCAAAGACTCTTCTGGCGAACTGCTAGAAGAAAAATTCACTATTGAAGATATTGAGTGGGTAGAAGATAAACACGGCTATATTCGTATTCACGAAGAGCCACAAACCAGAAGCAAAGACGGCGTGGTAACACACCAAGCTCCATATTCAATCGGTGGAGATACATCTGGCTTAGGAATCGACTTCTACACTGCTAAGGTAATAAACAACCTTACTAGAAAGACGGCAGCTACACTTCACAAACAAGCTATGGACGACGACTTATATGCAGAACAGCTTTATTGTTTAGGTAAATACTATCACGAAGCTTTAATTGGTATCGAAGTCAACTATAGCTTACAACCTACAAAATATCTGTCAGAGAAGCTTAACTATTCTAACTTATATGTCAGAGAAGTATTTGACACTATGGCAAAGAAAGTAGTTAAGCGCCTTGGATTCGAAACTAACGCAAAATCAAGACCGGTTATTCTATCGGATTTGATAACTCTTGTAAGAGAAGATGTAACAATCGAAGAAGACGCTCTGACACTAAAAGAAATGCTTACTTTTGTAAAGAACGACAAAGGTAGAGCCGAAGCTATGGAAGGCTTCCACGACGACTTGGTAATGGCGTTAGCAATAGCACACTATATCTCAAGTCAACAATCTTCAAGCTGGCTGGAAGTAAAACAGAAAGAGCCAGACTTTATCGAAGAGAACTTCCACATAAAAACACACACAGAAAATTCCTTTATGGATTGGTAGGAGGCAAAAATGTTTATATCAAAAGCAGAATTAGAAGAGATTAGAGCTACTATGAAAGCTCAAGCTAAACAGATTAAGTCTCTTCAACAAGCTATTGAAGCTCAGAAGAAAACTAACAAGCTTCAAGCTGAGAAAAACAAGAAATACGACGAACAGCTTGGCAAGAGATATTTAAGCGACACTTTTGCCGGAAAGTCTGAAGAAGAAGCTCGCTCCATTATGGACGAGTGGTTAAACGGAGAGGAGGGTAAAAAATAATGGCAAAACAAATAGATGTCGAAGAAAAAAACACGAATCTCTGGGATATGTGGGAGAAATGCAAACAATATCAATCAAAAATAGGGCTTAGAAAAAATATTCCTATGTTTGTAGACTTCTTCGAAGGTCGTCAATGGCCGGCAGCTACAGAGAGAACAAAATCTTTGCCTAGACCGGTAATTAACATAATAAAAATGATAGTCAGAAATAAAGAAAGCGCTATTCAATCCAGCGTAGTTAAACTTGTTTATAAAGCTGAAGACGAAATGGTAAACGCTGAGAAATTTACAAACTTCGCTGACTATATTCAAAAAGAAATGCGTCAAGAAGAATACGACGCTAGAGCTGTTCACGACGGAACGGTTAAAGGCTCTTACTTCTATCACTACTACTGGGATTCAGAAGCTAAAGGAAAAGTTGGCAATATGCAAGGTGGCTTAAGAGTAGAACTTATCCATATCTTAAATATTGGCTTTGCTAATCCTAAAGAGACTGACGAACAGAAACAGAACTGGATTATTATCGTAACCAGAGAAGAAGTCAATTCTATTCGTGCTAAAGCTGACAAAGATGTAGATGTAGAATCTATCGTCTCAGACGAAGACGAAGACAGAACAGACACAAAAGAGCAAGACGAATCAAACCTTGTAACTGTTATAACAAGATACTTCAGAAAAGACGGCGAAGTATATTGCGAAAGAGCTACAAGGACTACTGTTGTAAATAAGCCGTTCCCTATCTCTCCAGATATTGAAGCAGCTAGAGAAAGCTTAGGAATAGACGCTCCAAACAATAGTCTTCCAGACAACAAGAAAACAGAGCCACTTCCAAAAGGAAAAGCCACTCTCTATCCAGTTGTTGTAGGAAACTATGAAGCTAGAGAAGATTCTATTTATGGCTTAGGCGAAGTAGAAGGACTTATTCCAAACCAAAAAGCAATCAACTTCAACTTAGCTATGACTTTACTCTCTGCTCAAAATAACGCTTGGAGCAAATATGTCGTTACAGAAGACGCTCTTAAAGGCCAAGAAATTACAAACGAGCCGGGTCAAGTTCTTACTGACTATTCTAAGACTGGAAGTGGTATCAGAAAACTAGAAGGCTCTTCAGTAAACCAAACACCTATCCAGATTATAAATACTCTTACAGACTTAACTAGGGTCGTTACTGGCTCTACCGAAGTTATGACTGGCGAAGCCATCTCAGCCAATATGTCTGGCGCAGCTATCGCCCAGCTTCAATCTCAAGCTCAACAGCCTATCGAAGTTTTAAGAGATAACTTCTGGAGAGTTAAAGAGAAGCAAGGTCGAATCCTAGAACAGTTCTTTAAGCTATTCTATGAAAATAAAGACTTTACTTATAGCAAGACAGAACAAATTCCAGACGCAGACGGCAATATGGAAGAAAAAGAAGTTAGCTATTCTGACAGATTCAGTGGCTCTGAGTTTGCAGATGTAAACTTCTCTATCGTTGTAGAAGCTGTAGCTGGAACAAAGTCAAGTGCTGCTGGCGATATAAATATGCTAGAC